TGATCCTCAATTGACTCCATGGAGAAAAGTCCGTCAAGCATTGATGGAACTAGAAACCAGATATCATGCGTACATGGAGAATAGAAATAGTCTTAGAAAGGCAGAGATTCTTAGGAAAAGATTGAACAGGGACATGCCAACACTTCCTGACGAACTTGATAGAGAGTTGATGCAGATTGATATGGAAAAAAATGATTATGATATTGGTATTTGGAAAAGAAAACTCAGACAATCTGAACTAGAGTTAAAGTATTTCTTAAATGTTGTTGACAAATATGTTGACGACGAGCATCCTTTAGAGTATTATTGTACAGAAAATCATCAGGAAGTAAGAATATATTGGATTGCTCGTATGGGCAAGCAAGCAGCAATGGATATCATTTCTTATGGTAGAATTGGTTCTGGTAACATGACTACAATCATGGACATGCCAGAGGAAGATCAAGTAGAAACACTTGGTGTTGCTGTTAAGTATTCTGGTATGATCGGTGGTGGTATTGACAAACTAAATAAAATGATCGCACCACAGCTACAACATCAGTTAGCACAGGAAGGTATAGTAATGCCTAAACTTTTAGATCATAAATATAGTGGACAGGGTGAAAACCAATACAAATTACAAGGGGAAAATGGATAGATTTTTTAATCCAACAAGTAGACATCTTGATCTATTGCCTGTAATTCATCATGCTATATGGCAAAGGTATGAATTAGGGGATACAAGTGGCGACACTATTACATATCCACAATTGGATGCAGTAAAGTTGGAACAATTAGCAGAAGTACACAAGGATATCTTAGTAGATAAACCTGGTGAAGAACATTTATATATGGAAGCAGTGATCGTAGATTATGGCAAGTTTCTCGCTACCTCTTAATACTAAATTACCTGAGGATTTTGTAGTAAACCAATTTATTCCTTTTCTAAAAGAACACAAGGAATATATCTACGATATCTATTTTACTTGTCGTATGCCACCCTTCACACAGGATGCGATGGGTGATGTAATTGATGGCGACATTAGAGAGACAACTTTAAATGCTTTGTTTGTATCACAGGAAACTGGGATACCTTTGTCTGCAACATTTAATAATATCCAAGTTCCTCCTACACAAGAGAACTTGGATATTTTTATTGAGAATTTTAGATTCTTGTATGACAATGGTGTTCGTATAGTTACTCTACCACATACAACATGGATGTTGACTGGGCAGATACAAAGAGAGTTTCCAGAATTAAAAGTAAAGAATACTATACTTAGAGAAGTTACTAGACCAAATGAAATTGTAAATCTTGCAAAGGCAGGATTCTATTATATTAATCTAGACAGAGATCTTATGCGTGATAGAGATTCTCTACTTAGAATTAAGAAAGCAAAAGAATATTGTGCATCTATAGGTAAACCTGTCAAGATATCATTACTTTCTAATGAGTGGTGTTGGGGTGGATGCCCGATCATGCCAGAGCATTACCATTATAATATGGTGAGAGAAAAAGATGATCCACAATATTTTAATGATAGTATCAGTAGAGTATCTTGTTCTACATGGGATGAGAAAGATCCTGCTGCATCATTGAAAGCAGCAACTATATCTCCATGGAGAGAAGACTGGGAAGAATTTATTGATCTTGGTATAGATGTATTCAAGATGCATGGTAGAGAAAATGCTATGCGTCTCTATGAGAGTATGTCTATTATTAATAGATGGAAAACTAATGAAGAACTTTTACATCCACAGTTCAATGAGTATATTGAAGACGTCTCTTTAGAAGAAAGACCAATTGATATATGGCGAGAAAAAATTAAAAATTGTAAGTTTGATTGTTGGGACTGTAATTATTGTGATTCTGTTGTTCAATCTAGAATGAAAAAGAACGACAGACATTTTGATGATGATATTAAATTAGTATTAGAATCTATTGATAAGGCAGCAAGGAGAGAAAGTAATTTTATAGAGGAAGGATATAAGTATGAAGGTCTGTCATCTAATATAGTGAGACATTTTTTAAATAATTTATTATCTAAACCTGATGCAATCTACATGGAGTTAGGAGTTCATGCTGGTAGTACATTCTATGCTGCTACTATGAATAGAGATGTAGAATCATTTGCTATAGATAATTATTCTGAGAAAGAGATATCACCTTTTAGAGATGAAGTAGAGGTAGAAGGGTATGAAGATCCTAAGAAAATATTTTGGGCAGGACTACAAGAGAAACAATATTTTTGTGCTAAGACTATTCAAGATCTAACTCCTAGAGATATACACAAACAACCTAATGTAATTTTCTATGACGCAGACCACGATCCACAAGCTCAGTATGATAATCTTACATTTTTAATTCCTGCACTTGCAGACAAGTTTATTCTTGTTGTTGATGATGCAAACTTTATGGGTGTTGTGCAATCATCTGAGTTCTGGGTAAAAGAACATAAATTAAATTTATTGTTTGAGAGAAAAATATTAACTAAAGTTCCAGAAGATCCTAATGGTTGGTGGAATGGTATACATGTTATGGTATTACAAAAATGAATTCATTTAAACATCAATACATGGTAGTCCATCTTGATGATGATTTCTTTCCACAATTAGAAAAAGCAATAAAACCATATCAAAATTATGAATCAGGTAAGACAGATCAATGGGATGGTAACAAATATCAAGCAAAAGATAATAAAGATAGAAGTTCAAAGTTATGCTGGATAGACAATGATGAAGTCTATGCAATGATGGATGGTCTTGTGCATTTTGCTAATACAAAATGTGACTGGAATTTAGATGTAAATTTTATGGAACCTTTACAACGTACAAAATATGATGTAGGTGATTTCTATGATTGGCATTGTGATGAGATGGGTTGGACAAAAGGTAAAAGACCTAACAATAGGATACGTAAAATAAGTTTTACAGTTATGTTAAATGATGATTTTGAAGGTGGTGAATTTGAGATACAGACAACTGAAAAAAATGTGGTACAATTAAAGAAGAAAGATGTTATAATATTTCATGCTGATACTCCACACAGAGTTAAACCAGTGACTAAAGGTGTTAGACATTCTCTTGTTGGGTGGACACAAGGACCTGCATATAAATGAGATTTATAAAAGAATATACATTGAGTGATCTTAGTATATGTGATCGTCTTATAGATCTATACAAAGACGCCGATAAAATAGATTTGACTTATGCTGGTCGTGTAGGTGGTGGGAGTGTCATGCCTGAGGTAAAAAAGAGTAGAGATTTTTTTATTGAAGATGCAGGTCCTCTAGGAGAACCTAGTGATTATAAATTTGATTTATACCAAGAAGAGTTAAATGGATTTATTGATAATTACTTGAACTCTTTGACTATTCACAATCAAGAATTTGTAATGCAAAGACTACCACAGATTCAATACTATAAACCAGGTGATGGTTTTTATACTTGGCATGTGGATGCATCAGGATCTGATGGGTGTGATAGAGCATTTGTATACATCACATATCTAAATGATGTTCCTAATGGAGGAACTGAATTCTTTTATCAGGAATATACTGTAGAAGCAAAGAAAGGAAAAACATTAATTTTTCCTGCTGGATTGACACATAAACATAGAGGTGTGATTTCAGAAGAACATGACAAATATATTATAACTGGATGGCTTTGGTGGGTATGAAAATTATAAAGAACTTTTTACCTAAACCATTACTTGACGCATGTGTAGATGACTTTAGATCTAAGTTAAACACTGACTGCTGGTCTTCTAGTAATTTTGCATGGAAACCATTTTTAAGACAAGGTGTTCACGGATCAACTATTGCTACTGCTATTCCTAAAGTATTCAGTGATGAAATATCAAAACATTTAAAACCACATGCACCAGAGTATAAAGAGTTGACATGTAGATATAATGTATGGCAACCAGGTGCTGGTATTGGAGTACACTCTGACACTCATCATTTGTTTGGTGCAACACTATATCTAAATGAACATTGGCATCCAAATGCTGGTGGTTGGTTTGTATGGATGGATCATGCTGATCTTAATTTAGATGAAGATCCAAACAAAACTGATGTTTACAGAGCAGTTTTACCAGAACAAAATATGCTAGTATTAAATGACTGTAGTGAGAGTCACTTAGTAACCACTGTTGCACATGATACACCTGAGTATAGATATACAATTCAGATATGGGGTGATGCATGAATAAACCTCACGTCATTCGTAATGTCTTATCTGAACAAGAGAGAATATCATTATGGGATTACTTTGATCGTAGATCACCATCTATGAACTCACTTGCTACATGGACATTTAATAATGCATCTTATGGACAGGGTGATCCAGTATCATGGCAGCATCCACTAAGAACTGATTTGATATTTACTAAGTGTGCTACTACAGTTAGATTAAAGATAATGAAATTTCTTAGGAGAGATATCAAACTCTGTAAGATACATGCTAATGGACAGACAGCAGGACAGAATACAATGTTTCATAAGGACTGGGAAGAACACAATGTCTGGACATTTATATACTTCAATCAACCACATTGGGATCAGGAATGGGGTGGTGAGTTTGTATGTCAAACACCAGATGACGAGTATCATCACACACCATATGTACCTAATACAGGTGCATTGATTCCTTCTAATTGGTTACATAAAGGACAACCTCCTAATACATTAATAGGTAATGAGATTAGAACTACTATCGCTTTCTCATTTTGTGATCCTGAGATTCACGATAAGATAATTGAACAGAATACAAGAAAATGGTATTAGGAATTAGAGAGTATCCAGTAGATATTGATGCAGATAAACTTATAGAGTTTATTGATACTAATATTGAAAACAATTCTCTCACTAAAAACATAGCTCATGTATCTAAACTTACCTTTACTGATGGTAAAGATGATTTCTTAGAGTATGATGAACCTATTATCAAAAAATTAAAATGGACATTTCATGATGCTTGTTCTAGGTATTGGGGTATGGATATATTTGATTTCCAAATAAATTCATGGGTGTATGTAGATTGGAATGATAATCCAATAGAACCATATATGCATTCACACAATCCAGACAATCCTTTCACATTATCTGGTATAATGTATATAAAACTAGGTGAGTCTGGAACTACTATGTTCCCTATGCCAAAAAGAGATCCATATTTTTTACCTAAAAAAGAATTAACTTGGTTTATCTTTCCATCTAACTTACCACACTTGCCTGGCAAAGGTATTCAAAATGAAAAACGATATAGTTTAAGTGCAGATTTATACGCATGATATACAGTCAAGATAGTTTCTCTTTTCTATCAGAGAAAATGCCACAAAATTTATATCAAGAATTACTTTCTTACACACAGAGAAGAAGGGAGGAAGAGACTTGGAATTACAATGATAAACTTGCTGGTGCATTAGAACAACAGTCAAGTCTATCTGATTGGAGTCCACAGTTTGAAGAATATGTTGTTAGACTATCTACACAGTTATGGTCACAGGTATATCAAACATGCCCGTGGGACTTTCAAGAAACAAAAAATGTAATTCCTTTTATAAGACTGAGAAACCTATGGGTAAATTACCAGCAACAGTATGAATACAATCCTATACATACACACACTGGTATAGTGAGTTTTGTAATCTTTACAGACATACCATATGGTTCTGAAGAAAGAGAGTCACATAATAGTAATGGTGCTTTTCAATTAGAAGCAGATGTATTGCCAGTAGATAAAACTTGGAATGGTGTAATACTTATGTTTCCATCTACAACTAAACATGCTGTATATCCTTTTAAGTCTACACAAAAAGAAAGGGTAACAGTATCTGGTAACTTAATATGGAATGTGGAGGGTGTAGATGAAGAACATTATTAAAGACAACTGTATCAATCCTAACTATCAAAATCTTTTAGAAAGCACTATGAGATATGATACAGAATTTAGATGGGTATATCATGATAATCTTAGTGAAGATGGTGAGAGTCAGTTAGTAGGTTTCTCTCATATGTTCATATTGAATGGTAATTCTACAAGTAAATACTCTGGAATGTTTCTTCCATTAGTATTTGAAGCATGTCATAATACAGGCATATCAATATCTAAAGTCATACGTGGCAGATGTTTTTTACAGACGCCAGGTGTGAGAACAAAAGAGTATGATTCTATGCATGTTGACTTACCAGATCCACATTTGGTATGTCTATACTATGCATCAGACAGTGATGGTGACACGTATTTTAGCGAAAGAATGTACGGAGAACCGCTTGCTGAATACCCTATAAATAGTACAGTATCTCCCGTAAAAGGTAGATGCGTTTTCTTTGATGGTCTACGATATCATTCAAGTAGCGTACCCACAAAGAAACCTCGATTCGTAATAAACTTTAATTTTTTACCTTGATAACCATGGATCCAGCACAACTTAAGACTAACTTTGAAGAGCAAATCGGCAAGACTGATTCTCAAATAGTAGAGTTAGAAAAGCAATTAGAGAAAGCAAAAGAATATAAATTAAAACTTGTAGGAGGACTAGAAACTCTAGTTCTTTTAGAGCAAGGAGACGCACCAGCACCTGACGCAGCACCCGCAAACGTTGATCCTTCCTAAATAACTATGAAGGGATTATAGTGGGTAATGGCATCTCCAAGTACAAAAGCAGAATTGATTACATATGCTAAGAGGCAATTAGGTGAACCTGTCTTGCAAGTTAACGTAGATGACGAGCAAGTAAACAATGTAATTGATGACACATTTCAGTTCTTTCAAGAGAATTGTTACAATGGTATGGAGAGGTGTTATCTAGTACACGAGATAACTGCAGATGATAAAACTCGTCTTGCAGCAACTACTGATACAACTAAAGTAGATGCTGGTGTAACTACCACTTGGAAAGAAGCAACAAATTTTATACCTATACCATCACATGTATCTGGTATTAGTAAGGTATTTGGAATGGTAGGTAACTCTATCCGTTCTAACTTATTTGGTATTGAATATAGAATATTCTTAAATGATTTGTATGCCTTTGGATCTCTTGATATCTTAAACTACTATATGACCAAGCAATATCTAGAGACTCTAGATATGGTTTTAAACAATGGTTCATTTCAACAGTTTAGATATACTCAGCGTCGTGATCGTTTGTATCTAGATATAGATAAGGACTTTCTTCAAGAATAGTTGCCTCATGTGTTTTCCCCAAAATATCAATTTTTAATTTCTGACCTACATTTGCTAATTCTGGTTTAACCATTCCAAGTGCTATAGATTTTCCTAATCTAAAACCAAAATCTCCGCCAGTTGCTCTTCCAATGCAAGTTCCATTTTCATAAATTGGATTATTTCCAAGCACATCAGCGTCTGAAACATTATGAACTTCTAGTGTCACCAATTTATTATTAAATCCTTTTTCTCTCCACTTGTTCAGCGCATCTAAGCCAATAAAATTACCTTTATTTGGATGTATAAATCTATCTAAACCACTTTCGTATGGAGAATACTCTATAGATAATTCCGTTCCAACTAGTTTATAAGATTTTTCAACTCTTAAACTATTCATTGCTCTTATTCCGTATGGTTTTAAATTTAAATCTTTACCAGCATCCATTAATTTATCAAAAATATGATTTTGATATTCAATTGGATGATGTAATTCCCAACCTAATTCTCCAACAAAGTTTACTCTCATTGCATTCACAGGAGCATAACCCACGTCAACATTTTTAGCACTTAGCCATTTAAAATTTTCGTTTGAAAAATCATCTTTTGATACTCTTGTCATTAAGTCTCTTGCTTTTGGTCCAGAGACAACCAACACACCCATACTGTTAGTTAAATTTTCAAATTGAACAGATCCGTCACTTGGCATCCATCTTAAAATCCAATCGTGATCAAGTCTTTGAAAAGCACCTGCAGATACCAAGTAAAAGCTATCTTCGGCTTCTCTCATTATTGTAAATTCTGAATGAACACCACCTTTAGTATTTAAAGCATGACATAAATTTATCCTTCCAATTTTTTTTGGAAGTTTGTTTGCAACGAGTTTATCCAAGAACTCTTCTGCTTTAGGTCCTTTTATTCTGCACTTTGCAAATGCACTCATGTCTAGCAAACCTACATTCTCTCTTACATTTTTGCATTCTTTCTCAATAGCTTGAAACCATTTTGATCTTCTAAATGACCAATCATCTTTTTGCTCCATACCATCCGTTGCAAAAAAATTGGGTCTTTCCCAACCAAATTTTTGACCAAACACTGCACCTAAATCTTTCATTCTTTCATAACAAGGAGATGTTCTTAATGGTCTTGCGGCTGGTCTTTCCTCATCAGGATAATGAACAATAAAAACGTGGCTATAAGCTTCTTCATTTTTTGCTTTTAAATAAGATTTGGTTGCATAATTTCCATAACGTCTAGGTTCAACACCAAGCATATCAATTGTTGGTTCTCCATCAACAATCCACTCTGCTAGTTGCCAGCCTGCTCCACCAGCAGCTGTGATACCAAAACTATGACCTTCATTAATCCAAAAATTTTTTAATCCCCAAGCTGGACCAACTATTGGATTGCCGTCAGGCGTATAGCAAATTGCTCCATTGTAAACTTTTTTAACTCCCACTTCGCCAAAAGCAGGAACTCTGTGAATAGCACCTTCAATATGAGGTGCCAGTCGATCTAAATCTTCTTGAAATAATTCGTATTCAGAATCTTTTGAAGGTCCTTCAACATAACAAGCTGGAGCACCATCTTCATAAGGACCTAATATTAATCCTCCCGCTTCTTCTCTCATATACCATCTGCTATCACTATCTCTTAAGACTCCCATCTCAGGTAAACCAGCTTTTTTTCTTTTTTGAATTTCTGGATGAGGTTCTGTGACTATATATTGATGTTCAACAGGTATTACTGGAATATCTAATCCTACCATTTCACCAGTTTGTCTTGCGAAATTACCAGAGCACGAGATTACATGTT